TTATCTGTATCAAGTATTTGTTTCAAATCAATCTTCACTTCTTTCACAAATGCCTCATACATTAAATCTTTGTCTGCGTTACCTTTTCCAGTAGCGCCTTTTTTAACAACACTAGGTACAACTGTGTTATAACCAAACTTTTCTTCAAGTAAACGATATTTAAGGATGCCACAATTTTCAGCAATTTGAAATACACCTTGGCCTTTTGAACCAAAGGAGTATCCTTCAATGTAGATTTCTGGATTTTGTGTTTGTTTGATGATTTCGATTGCGAAATCTGAGATGTATGTAAATCTTTCAATAGGGTCTTTCCATTCTTTATGTTCATATCCAATTATATTCTCACTTTGTTTACCAATCCACTTTTTCTTAGAAGTCAAATAGTAAAACATTAAGTTGCCATCATTTACACATATGGCAGGACTTGTTAAACTATAATCAATTCCAATCTTCGTCTTCGCTGTCGTTTGACCAAACTTCTTCGAGCTCGTCTTCTTCATTCTCTACCTCATATCCACAAAATGGACAAGTTAACGGCTCTAAGTCTTGCTCGTCAATGTCCCATGTTACAGTATATTTAGTTTCGCAGGAAGAACAACTTTTTTTTCTTTTTTCCAATACTGACATAATCCTTATAAACTAAAACCTTTAAATTGGTCTTTCTTTACATCTTGTTTAATACCACCAATAACATAACTCTCAATCTCTGTTTCTTGTGGTGCGTTTTGTGTACCCTTTGAATTCAGCCAGTGGTCTACCCATGGAAGTGGATTTGTTTTTTGGTCGTATTTCGGGTCTAGGCCGATTGCTTTCATTCTTCTGTTCGCCATGTATTCTACAAACTGGTGTAACAGTTTTTCTGATAATCCAATCATACTGCCTTTTGAAAATAGATATGTTGCCCATCGTTTTTCCTCATTTACTGCTTCATCGTACATCTTGTACACTTCGCCTTGGACTTCTTTAGAAATCTTTTTCATATCTTTGTCATCATTTCTATCATGCCAGTTGTTGATAATAGTTTGTGACATTGCAAGGTGTTGACTTTCATCTCTTGCAATAAAAGATATAATCTTTGCACTACCTTCAAGTAGTTTTAATTCACCAAATGCAAACGAACAAGCAAACGATACATAGAAACGCAAGCCTTCTAAGATGTTTACAGTTACCATTGCAAGGTACATTTTCTTTTTCAATTCATACATGTCAACACTCTTTTCATTAAGAGCCCACTTATAACCATTTTCAATTAAATCATCATAAGTCTTAGTGATTGAATGTGACCTTTCTTGGATTTTCTCATCACCCATAATGGTATCAAATACTTCACTTGGATTTGCATATAGATTTTTGATGATGTATGTATAACTTCTACTATGTATTGTTTCAATAAAATCCCATGTTACAATACAGCCTTCTAGTTCAGGTAGTGATACAAATGGTAAGAAGGCCAAACATGGACCTCTACCTTGTACACTATCTAACATAGTTTGATACTTTAGATTAGATGTAAAAATAAACTTTTGCTGTTCATTTAATTGTAGATAATCATTTCTATCTTTCTGTAAAGACACTTCTTCTGGTCTCCAGAAATAACCTAGTTGTTGTTGGTTTAGTTTCTCAAAGATTGGATACTTCATATCATCATATCTTTGAACCTGCATTTCTTTACCAAAAAACATAGGTTGTTTTGTAAAATCTACACCGGTTTCTTTATTTAGTACACTTCTCGACATTTATTTTCCCTCTTTAAATAGTACAGCTATCGCAATCTTCTTCGTCTTCAAGTTTGTTAGTCATTATCTCACTAGCATAACCTTGTAAAGGTTTCTCCTCTACATTATCTTTCCACCCCATTGGATGTGATGGTTCGTCTAAATCTTTCTTACTATCATATGTGTTTTGATAATAAGAAGTCTTCCACCCATACTTGTAGGTGTTCAGTAAGTCTTGTGCCATAACTGATATAGGCACCTCACCATTTTCAAAATGTTCTGGATTGTATGACCAGTTACCACTAATTGCCTGGTCAAAATACTTCTGCATTACTGCAACGATATTTATATATCCATTATTGTTTGGCATATCCCATAATAGAGTATATGCGTTCTTCAAAGTCTGATATTGTGGTACAATCTGTTTTAATGTACCTTTCTTAGACTTCTTAATACTTAAATAATCTCTTGGTGGTTCGATACCATTTGTCGCATTAGATACAACAGAAGAGGATTCAGACGGCATCTGAGCTGTAAGTGTACTATGTCGTAGTCCATGCTCTTTGATTTTCTTTCTTAGCCATTCCCAATCATATTGTAGTTTTGGTTTCACCAACTCATCAACATCTTTTTTGTATGTGTCTATAGGAAGTATGCCGTCTGAATACTTTGTTCTATCGAAATAATCACACTTGCCTTTTTCTTCTGCAAGAGTGTTTGAATGTTTCAATAGATAAAACTGAAATGCCTCTGTTAAATTATCTACTAATTTTAAGGCATCTTTGTCACCATACTTGACTTTATGTTTTGCCAAATAGTGTGCAAGACCAATATAACCAATACCAAGACTTCTTCTCGCCTTAGTAGATACTTCGGCAGCCTTAACAGGATATAATTGGTGGTCAATAATCTCATCTAAACTTCTTACTGCAAGTTCACAAATAGGTTCTAGTTCATCTAAACTATTAATTTTACCAACATTGATTGCACTTAAAATACATAACGCAATCTCTCCTTCACCATCAATGTGTTGAATAGGGTCTGTAGGTAATGTAATCTCTTGGCAAAGATTTGACATTGTAATTCTATCTTTGAAAGATGAATGAGTATTACAATGGTCAATATTCATAATATAGATACGACCTGTTTCTGCTCTTTCTTTCAACATAGAACCAAACAAATCATTTGCTGGTACTTTTGTTTTACTTACACTAGTTTTTCTTTCTGCAATCTCATACAGTTCATCAAATTCTGGTGTTCCCCATGCCTCATATAATTCAGGCACTTCATGTGGTGAGAATAAAGTTATATCTTGACCAGTAATAAATCTTTCATAAAATAATTTAGATAACTGAATAGAATAATCTAATTTTCTTACTCTGTTGTCTTCCGTACCTTTGTTATTTTTGAGGACCAAAATGTCTTCAATTTCTTTATGCCAAACTGGGAAGTGAACAGTAGCAGAGCCACCTCTGACACCATTTTGAGTACAACACTTGACTGTTGCTTCAAACTTTTTGAGAAATGGTATAACTCCTGTGTGCTGGACTTCACCGCCTCTAATCCTGGAGTTGATTCCACGGATACGGCCTGCGTTGATACCAATGCCAGCCCTTTGTGCAACATAGTTACCAATAGCCATGTCACTACTGAAAATACTAGGCAGAGTGTCGTCAACATCAACCAAAACACAAGAAGCGTATTGTCGAATAGGAGTCCTAACACCTGCCATAACCGGTGTAGGAATATTGAGCTTAAATTTTGAAATTGCGTCATAATACTTTTTAACATATGTCATCCTTTGTCCGTTTGAATAATCTTTAAAGATAGTAGCTGCAATTAACATGTACATAAACTGAGGTGTTTCAAAAACTTGACCATTACTTCTGTCTTGTACTAAGTATTTGTCAATCACTTGTCTTAAACCAGCATAAGTGAAATCGTAATCTCTTTCATGTGATAGCCAGTTTTCCATTCTATCAAAGTCTGCCTCTGAATACCATTCTAAAATATTTTTATCGTAAACACCTATCTCAACACCTTTCTTAGTGTGTTCGTATAGATTAGGGTGGTCCCATAGTTTACCAATAACTTGTTTTCTTAATGCAAACAATAATAGTCTAGCGGCTACAAATTGATAGTTAGGGTGTTCTAAAGAAATAAGGTCTGAAGCCGACTTAATAAGAATTTGTTGAATTTCATCTGTAGTAATACCATCATAAAATTGAAGGCCTGAATTCATCTCTACTTGTGATGATGATACACCTGCAATGTCTTCACAAGCATACTCAACCATTTCGTGTATCTTATCAATGTTAAGAGGTTCACTACCTCTACCGTTTCTTTTTACTACCTTAATTGCTTCATCTACCATTTATTTCTCCTAACATTTCTTGTAATTGGTTAATTTCGTCAGCGCTTCTAATCCGGCAAAGGTGTTGGTACTTATAAGATTATTAACCTCATCAATCTTCATACCACTCATCACCATATCATTTACATCTTTAGATTGTATATGGTCTGGCCAAATTACTAAATTATAATTCTTATCTATCACATCGTACATTCTATTAACTATCTCTTTATTTCTTGGTTCGTTATCAAATATATATGTAATATTTTTTGCCGGTATTCTATCAAAATACATATCGGCACCACCCATTGCTAAACAGTTTTTCACAAACAAACTATCTATAGGACCCTCGACTATGTTAATGTGTTCTTGTAAATTAACACGCTCTAGGCCATAGATTTTTTGTTTATTATCTTTTAGTTTGATTGTCAAGTATTTAGGTTGTTCATTACCAAATGCTCGACCTTGAAAGGCAAAAAATTTGCCATCTAAATCAAAAAATGGAATAATCAACCTAGGGTGGTCTTCTTTGATAAAAGGAAAAGTTTGAGGCTTAACCTTATTAACAAACTCCATAAATTTATCACAAAGATACAAGTTTTCAAAGTGATTTTCAGGTATCATTCTATCTGTGACATAGTGTCTAGCAGGATGATTTTCTTTCAAATCACTTACCTTAGTTAATTGACTAAGATAATCTTTTTGAGGTTTACTATCAAAAGCTGGTTTAAAGTCAAATGCAGCTTTTGGTTTTTGCGTGGAAGGAGCTGAGCTCTTGTATCTTTCCAACAAATATCTATCGTGTAACTTCTGGTCAATGTGTTTAATAACATTAGCCAGATTATGGCCTTCACCACAATTGTGACACTTGAAGAACATATCATTCTTCACTCTATAGAAATATGCCCTCGCTTTGGTTTTGTTCTTCTTACTGTCGCCACAATAAGGGCAACGGAAGTTGTACAAATACTCGGACTTCCGCTTAAATTGCTGAAGCCTCGTGGACATTTCATTTATAAATTTTAAATCAATATAACTCGACATAGTTCACATATAATACATTAATATTAGCCGATTGTCAAGCGTGGTTTGAGCGACTTTCCAGCATAAAAAATAGCACCGAGGTTTCCGGCGCTTATTCACGGACCTACTTACTCCAGTTGGAGGAAGCGATTATTCTATCTCATCATCTCTAGTAATGTAGTAAAGTTACGAGATATAATGAAACCGATAACAATGGCACCACCCATAATTATCCATCTATATTTCTCTAGTATACCAACTCTGGCCCCAATGTCAAGCTTTATTTGCTTCATTTCAATTAATAATCGTTTTTCGACTTGCTGGATTTCTCTTGATAATTCTCTGTGAACGGTATCTATCTCACCCGCTCTATCTTTTAGTTTGTCAAATATAATCTCATCTATTTGTTCTTGTCGGGAAATCTTTTCTTCATGCACTGCCAACATAGATTTAATTGATGATGAAATATCTGTAAGTTTGTCAATAGTCACATCTAAACGAGCATTTAGATTGGCGACATTCTCGACATCTTTTTTAAGACCTTCAATTTGTACTTTGAGTTCTGTTGTTTCCATGTATCTGCAATCCTTTTGGGACGAAAGTTAAGAGAGCTCAGTTTCTGACTTGACTATACACATCTGGTATACTTTTTGTATGTTTCTCTCTATGTTATTATTTAGTTAACTTAAACTCTCAATGTACAATGTAGTTTAGCTAATCTCGCTAGGCACCTCCTTCTCCTTCTATCTTTATTTCTTCTTATTCTTAACCACTCTGGTTTGTAGTTTTCTAAATCTACTTCTTTATTTTGTCTTCCGTAAAAGTACAATAAACCTCCCTTGTTATTAAGTTAAAACGATAGATATTGGACCACCTCCTTACTTAGTTGTTGCAATAAACACACCATTCCAATCCTCCGGTAGTTGTTGTGTTTTCATATACTCACATCTTTCAATCCACATTTCATAATATCCTTTCATCTTGCCATCAAATTCAGTCATTAAAGATTTACACAATCTAATTGCATTATCGAATTGTTGATTTTTATAATAGTTGTGCATCTTAATGTGCTGATTTTCAGCGACACCCCAATTAGTATTGTTCATCATATATTTGGCGTCACTTAAAACTGTGTAGATACTAATGCCTACAGTTTTACCTTTAACTGCTAGGTCATCAATCTTTAAATAAAAGAAATCGTTTTTAGTTGCTTCGTATGTATTTTCTCCTACTAATAGGACGCACCCGTACTCTTTACATTTACTTTCAATCCTTGCTGCTGTTGATACAGCGTCGCCAAGAACATCATACGAATGTCTTTTTGTGCTACCCATTTCCCCAAGGTACCCCAAACCAGTATTAATACCAGCACCCATACCCACTGCCGGCCTGTTATCTCGTTGTAGTGCCACATTAAACTTCTCCACTGCTTTTAACATATTCAGTCCAGTTTGTACAGCACTCTTAGCATGGTGTGGGTCGTCAATTGGAGCGTTGTGGATGTGCATGGAGGCGTCACCGATATACTTTATAATCATACCCTTAGCATCTAAAACTGGTTCTGTGATAGCATCCATATATTGGTTCATCAACTTAGTCAAGCCCTTTACATCATCACCAAAGCTTTCGCCAAGTGGAGTGAAACCTCGTAAGTCGGAGAAGCATATGGACACTGTTTTCTTCATTCCGTCTTTAATTAAACTAGGGTTTTCTTGTAACATTTTTACTACAGTAGGTGAGGCATAACCAGCAAACTGTTTCTTAATCTTTTGTTTCTCAAAAAACTCTAGTATAAATCTGTTGAATATACTATGTAAACCAACAAACATTATTGTCACTAATATCCAAGTGACATCTACTAACATTAATCTTGTATTGAAAAAATATTGTGTACCATATACGGCAGCTATCGAAAAGATAACCATAGAACCACCAACAATATAGTATGGAGTAAATCTTGCAAGTATTATTATAACAAAACCTACTAGAAAGGCAACAGCCAATTCAATTAAAAATGATATGTCTGGTCTTTCTATGTTGACACCATCTATAACTGTTTGTAGTGTTGAGGCAACTGCGACATAATCGTAATTACTTCCTGTTGGTGTTGCAATCACACCACCTAATCCTTCAGCAGTCAAAGCTATGATAACTGTTTTACCTTTTAAGTCATCAAAACTTCCTGGTCCTGCCTCTGCTAATGATACAGTAGGATATTCTTTGTTCCATGTTAACCATATTCTGGCATTTGCATCTGTGTTTATAGTTGCAAAACCTGGTACTCTCATTGCAATGATACCTGCGTCACCAGCTTTCACTTGATAACTAGGGTCACCAACTGCAACTCTTATAACTTCTATTGCAAGTGATGGATAAACATCATTACCTATTTTCATAAGCAATGGCATTCTTCTTACGACACCATCTATTTCAGGTGCGACATTTGTTACACCGACACCAGCTGCATTGTCACCAATCTCTGGTATTGGTCCTAC